AGGATTTGAGGTGTTGGTTGTATAGACGCACTTAGTGTAGTTTATACACTATGACTTGTTGGCGTTAGACATGGCCCTAAAGCGTTCATCAGAAATTGTAAAAGTCGGATTCTCAATTACAGAAGCCGGAGCAAACACATTTACTCAAACAGAAATCGATCTACAACTAAACCCTCTTGACCAGGAGGTCTTCGTAGTCGTTGCCGCAGACCTTGACCCATCCGCACCCCAGTGCATCGCAGGTGTCAACACCCAAACAGCTATGTCGATCTCCAGCACTTCTCAAACTGGATTTACTAACATAAGCAACTCCAATGGTATCGCAAACGCTGTTTTGGACATTCGCCAAGATGGTGGTTCAGTAACAGGTGTGCCTTTTGCTCGTTCAAGCTTAGACAGCCCTGTCGCAGCTCTGGACTATATCGCCATCATTTCTACCAGTCAATTCTTCTGTCAAATCGTCGGAACTGGATACACATTAGCCCGTAATGGGTTTGGTGCATTGTGGGGCTACCGAGCCCGTGCCGATGCTGCAACTTATGCAGCTCTTGTTCAGAGTGAAGTACTATCTGCTTGAGGTCGCACTATGGTGCGAATACACGGCCAATGGTGTGGCCCTAATTGGACCGAAGGCAAAGTACAACCTGCTAATGCTCCTGGTGTTAACTTCGCTGCTCCATGCGACGATAAATTAGATTGCGCATGTCGTTCACATGACAAGGACTGTGCATCTTCGCCCCTGGGATGTTCTAAGAAAGGAGACCAGGCATTGATCGATGTCGCATTGAAAGAAGCTCTTAATCCAATCAACCGATTATTCAAACCCGCTTACGCCGACAAAGCCGCCGCCGTCGCAGCAGGAATAAGACTCGCACAAATAACCAGGAGAAGATAACATGGCCGAAGTAAGATTGACACTTGAAGAATACGAAGCGTTGCGACGCATGATTAGCAGTGAACGAGAATCAGAAGGTGCTGAACTCGCCGCACGAGACACACCCAAGCCCAGGAAGCGCAGAAAAAATCCTAAGCTCAAGAAAGCTCTCCAGGAGGCGAACAGAAAACTTCGTCTCAAGAACGGAAAACTTCGCAAAGGAAAGAAGCAAGGTGATGTTATGCGTCTCGCACATCGTCTAATGAAAAAGATGTGATCGATATGCAACCACATCCATTTACTCAGACTCTTCAGGAGATTCTCAAAGAACTCAAAGCTCTTCGGAAAGATTTGAAGAAGAAGAATTAGGATGGAGTGCCAGGTACACTGCTGCTTTCAAAATCTCAACATCCATCCATAACTTCTCTAATGCCCAATTTGATGGGAAGAATTCATGGTCTTCCTTCGTCATTTCACACCATTCATTTAGAAGCTCTTGAATTCGTTGGAATTGTGCGCCAATATCATTCATCTTTACATCCTCCAGGAGAGTCGCACATGAAAGCTTTGCAGCATTTCTTGACATTAACGAAGTTTCCGTCCTTGGGTTGAACCCAGGTAAAGTTCTGTCCGCATCGTCCGCATTGAATTCCCGTGTGGACAGGAAGCCCTGGTGTTTGATTCCAGGGGAGCCAGGACTCATGGACGCCCATTCTTCCCATAATTGCCCCGCATTCGCATAGAAATGTGTTCTGAATAGCCATTATTCATCACCCCAACAAATGATACATGGTCCTTTGTTGTGTTTAGGGTTGCATCGATCTTTACCTGGTCCCCAAATTCTACCGGTCTCTGGTGCGACATGCACTAATCCGGCCTTTTTCTTCTCTATTCTCGCATGTTTAATCAACGATTGGCGTACAAATTGACTGAAATTCGGCAATCTTTCGGCAATCATTGCAGTTTGTGCGTCCAAACTGATGGTTTTGTTTACTCCCATATTAGGACCGAAGTAGTTGGACCCTATAAGTATGTATGTATCAGCATGTCGTACGCAGGCGTATCCGCACCGATAACCTGACGCCGCATTGAACAGGCGTAGAAGAAAAAGGATTTGAGGTGTTGGTTGTATAGACGCACTTAGTGTAGTTTATACACTATGACTTGTTGGCGTTAGACATGGCCCTAAAGCGTTCATCAGAAATTGTAAAAGTCGGATTCTCAATTACAGA